CTGATTGTTACGGGATAACCTTTCTCAGGGGATGGGCCAGCAGGAGGGGCCGGCTGAAAGATTCGGATGAAGCTTGACTTGGTCACGTGGCCTAACCGGGATAACCTACTACTTTAAAATGTATATTCATAATTATAGTATATATTATACAGACTGTTACATAGGCCACTATATCCCACCTATAGGAGAGAGTGTTCGAAATAGGTTAGGCCGGTTAGGCCACAATGCCGAAACCTAGTTAGCTAGGGGCATACCAGCCGGCCTAACGTAGGGCCTAACCTATGTTTGAGGATAGGCCAGCGGAGGTCTGGTAACATAGCGTGTCAAGCCTCGGAGCCTAGAGTCCAATCAGGCGCGAGGCCTCGGAGCCTCGACGCCAATCGCGCGTAACCTCGCACGCGCGGGGCCTCGGGGCCTAAGGTGCCATCACCTGCACGCGCGGGGCGTATCACTTTTGAATCACCACTGACAATATGTCACAGCTGCTGACAATCTGTCATGGGGGTGTATCATTTTGAGCTCATCAAAAATGATACATGGCTCGAGGATGAATCACCAGGTGTATCATTTTTGATACGGTAAGATAGTTGTTTACAATCTGTTACATTGTATGGTAGGGTGTTCATGAATCTAACCAAGGGAGTGAATATGATTCTGCTATCTGAGTGTGAGTATGACAGAGCAATGACAGAGGATATAGGCTATTGCCTAGCGTGTAACGAGGAAGCTACAGTCTACGAGCCCGACGCCCGTCACTATACGTGTGAGGATTGCGGTAAGCCTCAAGTGTTTGCCGCGATAGAGCTTCAGATTATGGGGCTTGTTGATATCAAGGTCGACGACAACGAGCCGGCTCTTGATTGCGCTTTGCATCACGGTGCATCATGAAAGCGCTATTGCAAGAACTGATAGCGTACGCCGACCGAGCTGTGCAGAACGTTAGCAACCGAACACTAGGCGATAGAATGCGCAAGATAGCGCGCGCCCATGGACCGACAAACCCCGTCGGTGATAGCGACGCCAAGACAGGCGCGCCGGGAACGTATCGCCCGGTTGGCGATACCTGCCCGCTATCCTGCACCCATCACCCGGAAAACGACGGTACTTGCTACGCTCTATTCCATAACGTCAACCGACACCAACGCCGCGCGATTGTCGACGTCGACGCCGCGTTACGGTCTGCCAGTGTTGCCATTGTTTGGGCTGTCGCCACCGATAGGGTTGCACGCTTGCAAGTGTCTGGCGACAAAGGCCGCACGCTAACGGAGGCTCGTCCGTATATTGACGGGCTGATAGCAATCGGCGAGCAAGTGCGTGCACATTACGGGCCCGATACGGACTGTGCTTGGAGTTATACAGCACTTCCCGATAGTCCTATGCTGCGGACAGCGTTAACGCTGTTGCGCGTTCGAGCTGGTATACATGTCAGACAATCAGCCAATAACGGATACAACGGAGCGATAGTCTACCCGCATGCAACGATTGACCAACTACCCGCGCCGGCAAACTATCAGGACTACATGGCAAAACCCCTAGCCTGTCCTGCTCAGCGAACCAAAAACTCTATCGATTGTCAGACGTGCACAGTATGCTGGACGCGTCCGAATCGTACGATAGTGTTTGACCCGCACGGCCCGCGCAAGAGGTTAGCAACCGAAACGGCAACTATCAACAACGAGGAGAAAGACAATGGAAATCAACTCAGCCGCTGATGTAGCTACCTATTTTGGATTGGAGCCTGGCGCACCTTGGCACAGAGTGGAGAAGGCTGTTTTTAAGGGCACTGATTGTGGTGCCTGGATTAAGTTTGAGTTTGCCGCTAAAGAAAATGGTGGTAGCTTCTTGCTAGTCGGCTCGATTGTTGAGGGTAGTCACGTGGACTGTCAAACTATACGACTCAAGCTGCCCACCACAGGAGAAGAACTTGGGAACGCTCTCGATGCAGTGGAAGAAGAAGCGGCTCAGATATGGAACGAATGGAACAAAGAGGAAGAAGCAACATGGAGGTAACACTATACCTACCGCATAGCATGCAAGGGGCTAGCCACGGAGGAGCTGGCTAGCCTTTACGGGCTGGCCTCACAGCCTAAGGACCGAGCGGAGGGCGCAGGCCTCGTAGCCTAAGGACCAAGCGAGCGCAGCGAGAGGCCAGAGAGCTCAGTAAAAAGCCCCCGTGTTTCCACGGGAGCTTCATTCGAGAGAGGACGGAACCACCCGCCCTTACTTCTTAGGTCACCAGGACGAGTTCAACTGACAAAAAAAGAGACACCCTTTCGGGTGCCTCCATCTCCAGCAGCTCTATTATTTATCCATACCCAACAAGCCAATCCTGCACGCGGCTTCAACCAGCGTCTGTTGGTATGTCTCCAGCTCGTTGAAGACTTCACACTTCCCTCGGAACGCTCCATCACTCAAGCCATCGAGGTAGGTGAGCATCTCACGAGCCGTCATCAGGTCAGTACAGGCCCACGGATGAGGAGAGATACGCGAGCGCTTTCCGTTTGAGCTGGTATCTTTCAAGAAGTATCCACGCCCCACGAGCTTGACCAGCTCGAGGTGAGGGAGGCGGGCCCTGGATAGGGCCCGCTGAAGATCGTCCATTGTCGTTCTTGGTTTGCGTGTCATCATTCGCCTCCCGCGAGTTCACCGAGTGTAGGCCCCACCGCTTGCTCCATCGCTCTGCTCTGCTCTCTGACGATGGCCTGCCTCTTCTCGTCATACCATTCCAACAGAACCTGCCTCATCATCTGCTGCTTGGTCTTGTCGGCTTCTTTGTACGTCTGAGGGTAGCGCTCGTTTAGAGCGAATATCTCCGCGTTCATGCATGCTTGGTTGTAGCCGGCCAGTCGCTCGCTGACTGTCTTGCCGAACTGTTCAGTAGCGACAGCGCAGAAGGCTAAGTATTCTCGCCACCCGAAGTCAATGACTTCGAGCTCGGCACGGGTGAACGGTTTGTATTCTAGTTCTTTCATCTTCATTCTCCTGTTTGTTGGGATTAAGAGTCGAGTCATAAATCAGAGAGGGATGGAGGGCGGGCAAAGGCCCGCTCCTCCTGGGGTGTGGGTTACTTCACCTCCTTTGCGGTCAGGCGGCCAACCCTGTCGGCGCTGAACTTGGCGTTGATGGTGACGCTGGCGACATCATCACCGAATAGCTCAAGGGTAAACTTGTCGCCGTTCTCAAGGGTGATGACCAGGCCACGGGTCACCACATTAGTAAGCTTCATTACGCGCTGTTGGGTGATAGACGTGACACGGTGAACGCGAAGAGTCTGCTCAAGAGCACCAACCTTCTCGGTCACAGGCCTCCGCCAGGAGTCCCGCTGGGTGAAGCGAAGGTTGTCGATTCGGAGGTTGCCTACCACTGCTTCGTTGCGGACCAGGATGCCGCCATCCTCCCAGATACTAGCGTGGGCGGGCTTGATGACCTGCTCGCCCAGGTTGCCCTTGGGTTCGGTCGCCCCGCAGTCCGTGCCTGCGAGCACAGTGTGTTCGGTCCATTCGCTGCTGTGCTTTCCGTCTTGCGGTCCGGTCAGATTGGTCGGTTCAAAGGTTAGTGTTTTGGTTTCGGTTTCCATGTCATTCTCCTGTTTGGTTAGTGTGCGGGGCTTACGCCCCGCGTTGGTTTACTCAACCCTGCCAGTGCGGCTTGGTTTCGTTCATTGTTTTAGTGGTCATGGCGTTGAGTTCGCATCGTACCAAGTGTGCCCGCAGACCATCGCCGGGCTTCGTTTGGTACCATACATGCATCAGTAGCGTGAGTGCTTCAGCGAGTGGGGTGGTGGATTCCACGTCAAACCCGATGTCGTTCATGTTGTCAAACATCGCGTCTTTTGCGTTGTTGATGTTCTGCTCGCGTGTTGCACCTTCACAGTCCGGGCAATGCGTTCGCCCGTCGGTGTCGTACCAGGACGAGGTCAGGTCCGCACAGCACAGTGAGCACTGGTCCGTCTCGTACATCTCAAGGTAGGACTCCAGCACGCAGGCCTTTTCATCCAGCGTAAACTCTTCAAAGCACCTATCCATCAACGTATAGATCGCTTCCATCACTTCTCTAGTCATATCATTCTCCTGTTTGGTTTGGTTAGTGAGAGCACATCGCTCTCACATTCATAGTGCCCGATAGATTCACGACCCGCAGTTTTATCTTCACTAAAATGCATTTTTATTTGAGATAAGGAAAGGGAAGCCACACGCGATCGGTGAGGGGGGAGGGGGGGTCCTTTCATCTCGAGCGAACAATGAAGAGCGCGAAGCCCTGCAACCAGGGGCGCGGACAAGGGAGCGAGCGCAGCGAGCGACCGCAGGGCGGGAAGGTCCCCTCCCTAAAAGGAAGGGGCATCCCCCCTTGAGGGGGGATGGCCACATATGGTAGTACCCCCTCTCAGGTCGCTAGGTATTTTTTGCTTTTGACCCCTGTTACGATTCGTGTAATCATAAAGCCATGAGTTTACGCAGCCCAATCCAGGCTCACCCTCAGGGTTGTGCAGGCAACAACGGTTCTCCCGACCTTCGAGCTGCGCTTATGGACCCATTGATTCACTTGTTTTTGCATGCCAGCAGCGACGTATCGGACGTGTTCTTTTCTTCCAGGTTTCGTTTGCCCATTATCTTTGCCGCCGAGGAGATGTGTGAGCGTCGTTTCTGGTGGATAAAGTCCTCTCGCAACGCAGCGGATCCTTGTCATAAGCAGTGGCTAGCAGGCTCTTCGATTTTGTCCGAATGGATTGCAGGCCCAAACGCATTCAGAGCTCCGTCATTTTGGCCTGACGAGGTAGAGCGCAGCTTTAAGATTGAGGCTCCCACGCCCTGGGAGGTAGCGAACGCTCTTCCTCCTATAGGCCAAGTAAACCCAGCACGCGGCGCCTGGTGGTCCGGGCACGATATTGCGGTTCTAGTGGGCTACGCTTGTGGTTTATCTGTCACGGACTTGAGTCGTATTGTCGAGGTTTCCGAGAAGTCGATTTTAGACCAGATGATAAGTGGGGTAAAGAGGCTGATGTCCCACGCTCCCTTTGAGTTATGGGTGATGCATTTGGATTTTTCCGCTCTTCCTTTAACGACGGATTTTGAGATGCCCCTCATGCAGAAGCTAAAGCTTCATTCTGCAGTTAGAGGCAACGCTATGCGCGCCCCGGCAACTCCTGTGAAGCGGGTATTATCTTCACCAGTTTTCCACAACCGTTATACTCACGGGATATACCCGCGCCGTCTTGGAGCGCGTCCGGTAAATCCATGTGTTATGATTTGTGAGCCGAGGGATTGACATGAGAAAAGGTGACGACGGTTTTCTGCAGTGGCTGGAGATGGTGCCGGCTTCGCGGCGCAAGGCTCTTACTACGTTGTTTTCGGACAATCCTATTGCCAGCTACGACGATCTTGTGCGCTTTTCTCAGCGCGTTATGGTAGAAGTTTTGTCTGGCAACATTCCTCCATGCGTAGCGGACGCTGCGGGGCGCTGGGCGGAGATTACGCTCACGGCGCTAGCGGCCAAGAACACAGCCTCAGGTACACCAGGCGACGCTTACTCGGATTTGGTGGACGCTTTGATTGCTGTGCGCGAAGAGGCTCCTGTCATCGAGGCGAGTTACACGACAGACGCCGAGGTTCTTGAGTTCGAAGAAGCTGTCTAATGAAGTCAAGGGCTGAAAAACTAGCCGAGCTGGTGAGCGACCCGGGGTTAATGCTATGCGCGTATGGGAGTATTCAGGATCAAGCGACGGGGATGAGTGTCAAGTTCGACCCGACGAAGATCACCGACAAGTTGCAGTCGACGATATTGTCTTATTATTCGGATCCTCCGAAGACCGATACGGGCCAGACGAAGTGGCTTGTTCTTTTGGGTTATCGCCAGGCAGGGAAGAGCCTGGTATCTGAACTATGCGCCTATGCAAAAACGGCATACACACCTGGGTGGGATCACGTCTGCATTGCAGACACGCGAGACCGGGCTGAGTATTTGCATCGGCGGGTTCATTACACGCATGCGCGCTGGCCGGACGCTCTACGGTCTCCAACGACTGCAAGCAGAGAGATACGCCAGCTCTCATTTGAGCATAAAGTCGGCGGTCGCATGCGTGTTCTTTCTGGTGAGAGTGGAGCTGTAGGGATTGGGCAAAGCCCGGACTCCTTTCATGGATCCGAGCTGCCATTTTGGAACGACGCTGAGACGCAGTTCTCTTTGATTTACCCATCGATGATTAACCGAAATCATTCTTTAATGGTCTTGGAGTCAACGCCTTTATACGCAGGCGACTGGTGGCACGACCAATGCATGGACGCCAAGCGCGGAAACGGTCGCTGGGTATACGCCTTCTTTCCTTTTTGGGATGGCACCCTAAACCGCCGGCCATGGCCTCAGGGTTCGAAGCTCGACAACGAAGAGATTGCTCTAATGAACAAGTACGGGCATCTAGGGCTAAAGAAAGAGAACCTTTCCTTCCGCCGCTTCGTGATGAGCACAGATGCACAGGTGCGTCGTAGCCCAGAGTTGTTCAGGGCTTTTTATCCTTTTGACGATGTGACATGTTGGCTGACCACAACGCGCGCGATTTTTGGCGAGAACATTCTAGCGCGCCATCGCGAGCGCCAGATGCAGAAATGGCGAGCTCCGTACATGGAGTATGAACCCCCCGAGGCTGGCGCAATCTATGCCATGGGCGTCGACCCTGCAGGCCATGCTGCCAGGGACCATGCAGCCTTTCAGGTGCTCAAAGTCTACGACGGCGAGTGGACGCAGGTGGCCTGCTATGCTGACCATACAGAGCCCATCGCCTTTACAAAAAAAGTGCTTGAAGTTGCAGAGCGCTACAACCGAGCCTCGGTGGTCATCGAGAGCAATGGGGTTGGCGCTGCGACGATCGCTTTAGCCAAGCAAGCGGACTACCGAAACCTTTATTGCGAGCGTCCTTATACAGCAGGTTTTACATCGACTTCCAAGACGCTCGAGCAGATGATCGGCTGGCTTCAAGACGCTTTGATGGACGAGCTGACGCTAAATGACGATGACACCTTCTCTCAGCTTTGCTCTTACAGACACGACAAACGCACCGAAACCAGTGTCGTGGCCGAGATGCTGCGCGGAGGAATCGGCGCCAAGCGCAGAGAGCGTCATCACTGGGATAAGATTTCTGCCTTGCAGATGGCGGTAGTGGGAGCGCGCAGACTTCCAAGACGCACAAAAGAAGACACAACTAAGCGCGAGCGCAATGTTGTTTTGTTCAAAGATTTGACTTGGGACCAAGTTCAGAACTATAGAAAAACAGAGAAGCCAGACACCACAAGACGCAAACGCGCGACATATCGTAGCGTGCGAAGGAGACGCTGATGACTGAAGACCAAATGCGCGAAGGCGCTGGAAGAGCTGGAAGTCCTAGCCTTACCGACCCAGGAGCGACCGACTTTTCTGGAGGCGGAGACCGCAAAGGAGACGAAGGCCGTAAGAAAGGCCACACCGACTACGAAGGCGCGCCAGAAGACGACGAAGCCTTCTGGGGCCGTGCGCTTGAATGGCTCAAGGGAGTGCCACGCGCGCTGGTAGAAAAAGCCATGAACGCCCAGCAACCACCAGGCATGACTCCAGTTCCCGCCCCCGCAGAGACCGAGGAGATTTCCGAGGAAACCAAGGAGCAGATGGACATTACCGAGGGTGCTAAGGGCGACAAGGTCGCCTTTGACTTCGAGGAAGAAAGGCGAAGAGTGGCTTCAGACAATCTCAAAAAAGAACAAGAGCAAGAAGAGGCCTGGAAAAAAACACCAGCTACTGGCGGGGGACAATAAGATGGACGGCGCCAAACTAAAGAAAATGCGGGATAAAACCGCTGGCAAGTGGATTCAAAAGGCGGACAAGAAGATGGAGGAGAAGGGCACCAAGGGAGCCTTCACTGCCAAAGCCAAGCGCGCTGGCTACACCAAAAAAGTAGGCGACAAGACCGTAGGCGACGCCCAGGCTTACGCCAAGCATGTGCTTGCCAATAAGGACAAGTTCGACAAAGAGACCATCAAGCAGGCTCAGTTTGCAGCCAGCATGGGAAAGATAGCGAAAGACGATAAGGATTAGCTATGGCAGGCGACTTGAACGCACTTACAGCCCACGTTGCCAAGAAGGCGCTCGCGCCTCAGGAGGAGCCCAAGGCAGCCACGCCCGGCATCTTCGATGACGTTCGAACGCCAGACGGCCTGGTAGTAAAGTCCGGCAAGGATTTAGCGAACATCGACAAGCCCGAGGCAGACGCCCAAGCGTGGCTGGTCAATAATCCTCAATGGAAAGACAATCCTCTATGGCGCCAAGTCTACGCCCAAGAGCAACAGGCCCAACAAGCTACTGAGACATAGGAGGAGTAATGGCTGAAAATAAACTTAAAGACTTTGCCAAGAAGATTTCAAGGATGACCCCGTCCCACTACCTGGGCATCGACGAAGAGCTTTACTCCTCCCTGCAAAAGAAAAGGGAAGAAGTATCCGCTCGCGCCCTCGCTGAAGCACGCAAAAAAACAGGCATGCGCGCAGAAGATGTCGGGCCGCCGGACCTTAAAGGCGCCGAGGAGCAGGACGCCCGGTGGCGGAAGTCCGCTCAAGATTCAGCCGCTAGCGAAAGAGAGACGGCGAGAAAGATACGAGAAGGGACCCCCATCGGTGGCGATGGGGATCTAGACGGGGAGGCTCGAGCCCAAGAATGGCTAAAGAAAAACCCCGAGTTTAAGAACTATAAGTTCTGGCGCGAAGTCTACGCACAGCAACGACACATACCGGAGAAGTAATGGCGTTTACACACGAGCAGATCCGAGGCATTGTTGACACCCACCGCGGCAAGGCGGCCACTGAGCGACAACGCTGGGATCAATGGCGCAGATGGTACATCGGAGAATACTGGCGCAAGGACTTCGACGCACCGACCGGAGCATGGGCTGCTGAGACGGGCGCCGGCGACGACACCATCAACTTCGAAACCAACTACCCCTATGCCTATATCGACACGATGGTAGCCAACGTCTGTCCGACCAACCCCAAGGTCACAGTCACAGCTCGCCGTCATAAAAATGCAGAGTCCGCTCGCTACCGAGAGGCTCTCATCAACGACGTCTTCTTTCGTCAGAAGCTGCACGCGTCCTTGTGGGACATGGCTATCAACACTTCGATTTGCGGGCGCTCTTTCGTTAAGACTGTCTGGAACTTCGTGCGAGCCACGGTCGAGTACAAAGTCGTTGACCCCCGCTACATCTTCTTCGACATGTCTGCCTCCAAGTGGGAAGACATCCGCTATCTCATCGAAGTGACTGTGCTTCCAAAGCAAGAGTTCGAAACCAGGGTGAAGAAGTCAGGACGCAAGGGAGGATTCTATTCTTCCAAGGTCGCAAAGGACGCCACCTTCGGCGGCTACCCTAGTTGGCTGCGAGATATGAGCGCCAACAAAAGCATGGTGAACGGAGCTTCCAGGGACGTCTTTCACTGGGTGACTGTCTACGAGTTCTACGATTTCGTAAACAAGAAGTACTATCATCTTCTCGACGGAATCGAGGATCCTCTATTTGAAGGAGACTTGCCCTACCGCTACGTTCCCAATCCTTTTGAGATTCTCTCGTTCAATAGCAACATGAAGGACCTTGCAGGCCTGAGCGACATCGCTTTGATCTCCTCGCTTCAAGAGCGCCTGAACGAACTCGACACGCTCGAGCTGTGGCACGCACAAACTTCTATTCCTGTCACCCTTCTTCAGGGAAGTCTTGTGGATAACCCCGAGATGATTAAGACAGCCATCCGCGACGCCAGCACGCCAGGCTCGGTCGTCGACGTTCAGGGGAAAGCCGACGTTCCGATTCGAGATCTCTTTAGCAGTACGCCCACGCCCACCCTCATTCCAAGCTTCGACAAAATGCGCGCTCGCTCTCAGCAGGTTATCGAGTTTGTTTTGGGTATCCCTCAATACAGCCGAGGAGTTGTCGGTGTTACTGATGTTGCTACTGAAGTTGCTTTGGCTGACTCTGCTACGCGTACTCGTAACGGTCGTCGAATCAAAGCTGTAAACGACATCGTCAGCACCCTGGGCCATAACACTGTCGGTCTTTACGAGGAGTTTCTTTCAGCAGAGAGCGCTCTTCCGATTCGCCTGACCGATTCAAGAGAGTCTCTCGAGGTAACGCGCCGAGCTCTGACTCCCGAAGGAGTAACGCCAGGCTCGGACCATCCGCTGGATTATGACTACGACTCCGTTCCCTATTCGCCGGCAGAGAACAACAGGCTTACGCAGCTGCGTAATATCCAGACCTTCTTGCCGATCCTGGCCGAGGCTACCGTCGTCGATAAAGAGAAGCTCATTATTAAACTGGTGGACTTGCTTCAGATGCGCGACGTACTTCTGACGCCGGACGAACTCGAAAAGCAGAAGGCAGCAGCGCAGGCCCAGGCACAACCAGGTCCTACCCCTCCAGGTGGGATGGCACAGCCAATCCAAGGGACTCCAAACGAGGATACGATTAGCACCGGCGGTATGCCTCCAGGGGTCGAGCCTCCTCCGATGGCTCTCCCAGAGGGTGGCGCCGGTGTGACTTTACCTAACGCCCTACGCGGGCAATACTCGGGGTTCTAGATGCCGTTATACGATTTAGAATGTGAACCATGCCAGAGGTTTTTGG